ACGTTACCGATGGTGACGATAGTAAACTTTACAGTGGTATTGCAAATCGACAGTTTACACGAAAGTTTACATTGTCTGATGATATTATTGTGAAAGATGGTGAGTTGAAGGATGGTATGCTTCGTATCACACTTGAACGAGTAATACCAGAGGAGAAAAAACCTCGTACAATTACAATCAAGTAATTTTACATTTTTAGAAAAGGGGTCTTGACAACAGATCCCTTTTTATGTTATATTGGTTCTTATAAGTATAAGAACGATTCGTTTTTGAAGGAGAACTATTTTATGGTAGAAGTTACACATACTAAAAAAACTGAAGAAGAAGAAAAAGTTATTGAAGAAGTTAGAAAAACTGGTGCAAAATGGATGGGTGAAAAAACAATGGATGAAATTGAAAAATCAGAACCAGCAGATGGTGAGAGAGTAAATTTAAAAATAAACCAAATACCAGCGATTACATTCTTAGAGGGTAACTTACCCAGACCTATGTTAGATGAACTTAATGCACACGTTGATGAACATAGAGCAAAAATGGAAGATTACTCTGGTAATCTAGTTGGTCAAATCAAACAAACTGAAAAATCACAACAACTATCTCTGGATAGATCACATCCAACAGTTCAAGGTCTTATGAACTTACTAGGAAGTGCTGGTCGTGCGTTCCTAAAAAGTTATTCTGGTCAGATACCAATGGCTGGTGGTGCAGATGCCTTTAATAAAGCACCTATTGATTGTTTCTCTATGTGGACAGTACACAGTTATGAGGGTGACTATAATCCACTACATGATCATGACGTTTCTTATGACCAGAAGTGTATGGCGTTCTCAATAATACTTTACTGCATGGTGCCACCACAGATTGCAAAGTTAGGTGGTAGTACAAAACTACACTCTAATGGTGGTGCAACTGATGGTTGTACATATTTCTGTTGGGGAACAAATACTGGTGCAGATCATCTGACACTTAAACCAAAGACAGACAGATATGTTGTTCCAGAGGAGGGTAAGTTTTTAATATTCCCATCTTGGTTAAATCACAGTGTCGCACCATTCTACGGGCCAGGTGAAAGAAGAACTTTATCTGCAAATTTTAGAGTTCCTTTTTCTGCAAATGCAAAAGATGAAACAAGTGGAGATTTACATTTCAAGAATATGTTTGAAAGAGATAAAGAACCAGAGGTAACTGCCGATACATCTATGACTGATATACTGTAAGATAATATCATGGAATCAAATTATCAAGTAACTACACAAATGCGAAACAAGTTCGCAATGCATATGTTTCATGTGAAACTCCCTATGGATTTTGTCGATAAGATTAATTCATATGTTGATAACACTCTTATACCACTAGATGACAATTATGGTAAAGTAAAGGGTAATGCAGAACTAGAACATAGTTATTCAAAAGGTTTAGTTGGACAAATACGTCAAGATGAAAAATCTGCACAACTTGATTGTAGAGTATTAGATGGTAATGATGAAGATGCCAAACTTTTGAAATCTACACTTGATGCAACCTCTCAAGAATATTTACGTCAGATTGGTCATGGTGAAAGTGTACCAGATGTATTTGAAGCATGGACAGTTCATAGTTTTGCTGGTGATTATAATCCATTACATGATCATGGTGTTTTGACTCCTGGCGGTTTATCTATGATTTTATACCTACAAGTTCCAGAATGTATATCTAAATTACCAGACCCAGACGACAAGGGTGGTAATATTTGGTTTAACGATAGTAGTGGTGATGTGGATGGTTTCACATATTTTATCTGGGCTCAGAGAAATCAAGATATGTTACGAAAACTACATCCAGTTGCAGAGGAATATTTTAAACCAAAAGTTGGTAGTCTTTTAATATTTCCTAATTGGTTGAAACACGCAGTAATGCCCTTCTATGGTGAAGGAGAAAGAAGAACTCTAGCTGCAAATGCGAACATTATTTCTCCAGATATGTTTAATTGGAAAGATGCATCTGAAGAGGAAAAACAAAAATTATTACAAACAATCAGAGGTAGTAGATATCGTTATGGTGGAGGCGGTGGAGGTCTTGGTGCAAAGACAAAAGATTAATTACAAATATAATGAAGACAACATACTAAAAGAATTACAAGAATACATAGACAAAACCTACAACGAACATTATAGTCACAAAAACTTTCAGGCAACTGAGTTTATAATTGACAGTGGACATGGTGAGGGATTTTGTATTGGTAATATTCTGAAGTATGGTCAAAGATATGGAAAAAAGAATGGTAAGGATAGAAAAGACTTGTTGAAAGTAATTCACTATGGTATAATGGCGTTATATAACCATGACCTTGATAATGGTGATAAAGAATTGGAAGACTTAGGAATAGAGTCTGAAGATGGATGTTAATAATAAGGAGATATTATGAAATTAAGTGAACATACAGTATCAGTTTTGAGAAATTATGCAAGTATAAATCAAAACTTGGTAATCAAAGAGGGTGGTGAATTACTCACTATGTCCTCTATGAAAAACATAGTTGCAAAAGCAACTGTAGAAGAAAGTTTTCCAAGAGAACTTGCAATCTACGATTTGAATGAGTTCCTTGCAGCTCTTTCATTATTTAAAAGTCCTATCTTAGATTTTGATGAACAGTTCGTCACTATCAAAGAAGAAAACAATCCTAGTAACTCTTTGAAGTATTTTTATTCTGACCCATCTGTGGTACAGACACCATCAAAGACTATTACTATGCCTTCTGAAGAAGTTACTTTTGAGTTAAGTAATGGTGATTTATCTAAAATGAAAAAGGCATCAGCAGTTATTGGTGCTCCAGATATGACACTTGAAAGGTCAAATGGTAGTTCCTCTCTTGTTGCAAAAGACAAGAAAAACGATACTGCAAATAATTATTCATTAGATGTAAATACTAATGGTGGTGGTGATTTCAAGTTTTTCTTCAAAGTAGAAAACCTAAAACTTATGGATGGTTCTTATGATGTTTCTATATCATCTAAGAATATCAGTCATTTCAAAAACAAAAGTTCTCAAGTAGAATATTGGATTGCACTTGAACCAGAGTCTACTTATACAGATTAATGGAAACTTTTATATACGAAACTAAGTTAAGTGATTTGTCACTTTGTGATGAGTTAATTCGTTATCATGAGAATAATTTAGAGTATAAACAAAGTGGTGTGGTTGGTAAAGGTGTTGATACAAATATTAAAGCGTCAACCGATGTTACTGTACATGGTGGTACTCAAAATCCTTTCATTCATATGTATATGTCAGAATTGATTAGTGCAGTAAAAAGATACATGAAAAAATATGGACTACAACAAATGTTTCAGATTGGGATAAAAGAGAGTTGGAATATTCAACACTATAAACCAAATGAAGGATTTTTTGGTTGGCATTGTGAAAGAAGTGCATATACATCTGATCAAAGGGCATTAGTATTCATGACATATCTTAATGATGTAAATGATGCTGGTGAAACAGAATTTGTTTATCAAAAATTAAAAATAAAACCAGTAAAGGGTAAGACAGTTATATGGCCAACAGATTTTACACATTTACATAGAGGTATACCATCACCAACTGAACATAAGTATATTGCTACTGGATGGTTTAACTTTTTTGATCCAACAGATTATGCGAAATTATTTAAAGGACATATTACATTTGATGATTAAGGAATTATATTATGGAAACATTTTTATGGGTCGAGAAGTATCGACCAAGAAGTATTGACGAGTGTGTTTTACCAGAAGACTTAAAGAATACATTCTCTGAGTTTGTAAAAGACAAACACATACCTAATCTAATATTATGTGGTTCTGCTGGTGTCGGTAAGACAACAGTTGCGAAAGCGATGTTAGATGAGATAGGTGCAACATCTATGATGATAAATGGTTCTGAGGAGTCTGGTATTGATGTCCTAAGAACTAAGATTAAAAACTTTGCATCTACTGTATCTCTTGAGGGTGGTAGAAAGTATATCATACTTGACGAGGCAGATTATCTAAATCCACAATCAACTCAACCAGCCTTGCGTGGTTTTATGGAAGAGTTTCACAAAAACTGTGGTTTCATTCTTACTTGTAACTTCAAGAACAGATTGATAGAACCACTTCACTCTCGTTGTAGTGTGGTAGACTTTGTAATACCTAATAGTCAAAAACCGACACTTGCAAAGAGTTTCTTTGGTAGAGTACAAAGTATTCTCAAAGACGAAAGTATAGAGTTTGACCAAAGAGTGGTTGCAGAACTTATCAACAAACACTTTCCAGATTGGAGAAGAACACTTAATGAACTACAGAGATATTCTGCATCTGGTAGAATAGATGCTGGAATATTAGTTAACTTATCGGAGGTAAATATAAATGAACTCATGGGATCACTCAAAAAGAACGAGTTTACAAATGTTAGGAAGTGGATTGTGGAAAATCTTGACAATGACCCTGTTCGTATTTTTCGCCGTTTATATGATAATCTTTATGATAATATCGACCCTAGTACTATACCTCATGCTGTGGTTACTCTTGCAGATTACCAATATAAGTCTGCTTTTGTAGCAGATCAAGAGATAAACCTACTTGCGTGTTTATCAGAGATTATGGCTCAGTGTAAATTCAAATGATAGATGATGTTTTTGATTATTGGTATTTTAATGACCCTTTAGTAAGTTCTGAAGAAATAAAACACCTAAACAAAATTATAAACGAAAGATATTCTCGTCTAGAACCTGTAGAACGCGGTGCAACGGACAATGATGGTAATTATCTAAAAAACATAAAACCAAAAATTGTTAATTTTAAGGATATAAGACAAGAAATATACCATGTGATTGATTTTGCATATTTCCGTTGTCAGTATCATTTTGGATTTACAACATTTCCAGTTAATAGTTGGGATACATTGTTATACAATGAATATACGTCAGATATAAAAGGTAAATATGATGAACATAATGATAGTTCTAGAAGTCTTTATTTTGATACAAAAATGACTTTTTTATTAAATTTATCAGAAGATTATTATGAGGGTGGTGATTTTATTGTTAATGGTGAAACTCAAGATTTTTTTAGAGAGCCTGGAACTGCAATTTTATTTAAATCAAATTTATTACATCAAGTTACTCCTGTTACTAAAGGTAAAAGAATATCACTGGCACACTTTATCAATGGGCCTAAGTTTCGATGACATACGAACTTAAAGATTATCTCAAGTCAATAAACAAGACAAAAGAAAAACTCATGGATAGTGATGATGCAATGTGGGAGAAGAAGTATCCACCATTTATAGTTAATAAATGTGTTGCACCATTTCCAGACACAATTCATCTTGTCAATGAGATGAACATACATCACCATCTTGACAATAAACTACAATATGATTTTTTACTAAATAGTCTAAGATCAAGGGATAGATATACCCCTTGGCTGAAGGCGAAAAAAATAAAAAACATAGAGTATATTAAAGAGTATTATGGTTATAGTAATGAGAAGGCAAAGGTCGCTCTTGATGTACTTAGTGATGAACAGATAAAGACTATTAAAGATAGTTTGAGTAAAGGTGGTAAACATGGAAAGTAATATTTGGTCACAAGGGCAGATGTTGGAAGTAAGTCTGAAAGAACCAGATGACTTCTTAAAGGTCAGAGAGACACTATCTCGTATTGGTGTCGCATCAAGAAAAGAAAGAAAACTCTATCAGAGTTGTCATATTCTCCACAAACAAGGTAGATATTACATCGTGCATTTCAAGGAATTGTTTGCACTAGATGGGAAAGAAACAAACCTATCTGAGAACGATATTGCAAGAAGAAACTCCATTGCAAAATTATTAAAAGATTGGGGGTTGGTTGATATCATAGGTAATGCAGATGTCGTTGCACCTTTGAGTCAAATTAAAATTATTTCATACAAAGAAAAAGATGAATGGATTTTAGAAACAAAATATAATATAGGAAAGAAAAGAGAAGCATGAGAAAACAATTAGTTAATGCGTTAAAAGATAAGTATCGTGCAGAGTATAGCACTGCACACGCAAGTCTTAATATTTATTTAAATAACCCTGTGGGTATTGGTGAACATCCACAACACATAGAAGAAATGGATAAGTGGATTGAACAGATGACTTCTGCAAGAGATAAGTTAGAGGTACTTGAGAAAGAATACCCAGAAGCAATATTAATGACGGAGTGAGTATGCAAGTTGTAGTGAAAAATGATAATGTAGAGAGGGCCATGAGAACTCTTAAAAAAAAGTTACAAAAAGAGGGAGTTCTCAAAGAATTAAAACAAAGACAGTATTTTGAAAAACCATCTGCAAAAAGAGCTCGTAAAAAGGCAGAAGGGATTAAACGATATCAAAGAAATCTCCGTAAACAAATGGAACGACTTGGGTATTGACATTTACCGAATCTTGTGATATATTGGTTATATGAAATTCTATACCAATGTTACTCGTTGGGGTAACAACCTATTAATTAGAGAATATGTAAACGGACAGAGACTTAATCGTAAAGTTAAGTACTCACCTACACTTTATATGAGAGTTACAAAACCTACAGAGTATAAAACTCTGAATGGTGATTATGTAACACCAGTTTCACATGAAACAATGAAAGATGCTAGTGAGTGGATTGATAATTACAAAAATCAATCACATTTAGTTTTTGGTAACACACTCTATGCGTATTCTTACCTTGCAGACCAATATCCTAACAGAGTAGAATGGGATATGGAAAAGTTATTGATGGTAACTATCGACATTGAAACTGAATGTGAAAATGGATTTCCTAATCCAGAAGATGCAATAGAACCATTACTTTCCATTACAATCAAAAACCATCAAACAAAAGAAATAGTTGTTTGGGGTATCGGTAATTTTAAAACAGATCGTGATGACGTACACTATATTCAATGTGAGAGTGAACGACATTTAATACAAGAATTTATTGTATTTTGGGAAAGAAATCAACCAGACATTATCACTGGTTGGAATACTGAGTTCTTTGATATTCCATATATCTGTAATCGTATTATAAATGTATGTGGTGAAGATGAAGTAAAAAGATTATCGCCTTGGAAAAGTGTTTCTTCACGAAACATATTCAAGCTGGGTAGAAACCATCAACTATATGATATACAAGGTATTGCACATTTAGATTACTTTGACCTTTATCGAAAGTTTACTTATACTGCACAAGAGTCATATCGACTTGATCACATTGCATATGTCGAGTTAGGTGAACGTAAAGATGGTAATCCATATGAAACATTTCGTGATTGGTATACAAAAGATTATCAATCATTTATTGAATATAACATAACAGATGTTGAGATTGTTGACAAGTTAGAAGATAAGATGAAGTTAATTGAACTTTGTCTGACTATGGCATATGAGGCCAAAGTAAATTATATGGATGTTCTTGGTTCTGTGAAGTATTGGGATATACTAATATACAACTATTTAAGAAACAAGAATATAGTTATACCACAGAAAAATGTATCAAGTAAATCAGAAAAGTATGAGGGTGCATATGTGAAAGACCCACAAGTCGGTATGCACAAATGGGTTATGTCGTTTGACTTGAACTCTCTATATCCACATCTCATAATGCAGTATAATATATCGCCTGAGACTCTAGTGTCACAAGATAAGGTAAAAGATATGTCAGTAGACAAACTACTGTCTAAAAAGACTGACACAACATTTATGAAGAGTGCAACTCTTACACCAAATGGTGCATTGTTTAAGACTAAGACAAAAGGGTTTCTTCCAGAGATTATGGAAAATATGTACAATGATCGTGTCAAGTATAAGAAACTTACGTTACAATCTAAACAAGAATATGAGAACACCAAAGACCCCAATCTTCTCAAAGACATATCGAAGTATAATAATATTCAGATGGCCAAGAAGATATCACTCAACTCAGCTTATGGTGCGATTGGTAATCAATACTTTCGTTACTATGACCTACTCATTGCAGAGGGTATCACTACTGCTGGTCAGTTATCTATTCGTTGGATTGAGAACAAGGTCAACCAGTACATGAATAAACTACTGGACACAGAAAATAAAGACTATGTGATTGCATCTGACACAGACTCAATCTATGTGACATTTGATAAGTTAGTAGAAAAGTTTAATCCTAAAAATCCAGTAAACTTTCTGGACACGATTGCAAAAGAAAAACTAGAACCATTTATTGATAAGTCGTATTTAGAACTTGCAAATTATACAAATGCATATGACCAAAAGATGCAAATGAAACGAGAAGTGATTGCAGATAAAGGTATCTGGACAGCAAAGAAAAGATATATTCTTAATGCACATGATGTTGAGGGTGTGAGATACAAAGAACCACAACTCAAGATTATGGGTATTGAAGCAGTCAAGTCATCAACTCCTGCACCTTGCAGACAAAAGATTAAGGATGCACTTAAAATAATTATGAGTGGTGATGAAAAGATGCTAAATACTTTTATACAAGAATTTAGGGAAGAGTTTATGGAGTTACCACCAGAAGATGTTGCATATCCAAGATCGTTAAATGGTCTGTCAAAGTTTTCGTCATCAGATAGTCTGTTTGCAAAGGGTGCTCCTATTCATGTCAAAGGTGGTATTCTGTACAATCACTTGGTCAAGAAACGCAAACTTGGTAACAAGTATCCCTACATTCAAGAAGGTGACAAGATAAAGTTTCTACATCTCAAGTTGCCTAACATTTATCAATCAAGTGCAATATCCTTTATAACAAAGTTACCAAAAGAACTTGACTTTCATAAAATAATAGACTATAATGTACAGTTTGAGAAAAGTTTTGTAGAACCACTCAAGTTTATCACAGATAAAATACTTTGGAGAATAGACGATAGTTATGGAACACAAGGCAATTTAGAAGATTTTTTTACTTGACATGATAAACAAATCATGTTAGTATGGTGTTTATAAATAAAAATGTATTTCATTGGGAAATACAAAAACATACTTTAAGTGATAAAGGAGCAATTATGAAAAAGTCACAAGCATTCGCTGAAATACTAGCGTTAAAAGGTATACAACCAGTTAAAAAGATTATAGATATTCTTCTCTCAATAGATAACTTTAATTCAGACACTTTAGATAAATTAAATCGTGCAACTGCATATACAGAAGATGGATTGATTCCTATTGAAGAAATTTATGTGGATTTAACATATCAAAGAAAGTTGAGATTGCAAGCACTTCTTAATCGTTTAATTGAATCTGGTGGTTTTGATAAAGAAGTTGCTGGACACATTGATTTGGCTGTTCGTGTAGATGGACGTAAGTTTGTATGGGATGGTTTTCACAGAGTAATTAAAGCAGGTATTTCTGGCATAACACATATGCCACCATCAATTTATACACACGATAAAAGTCTTTCTGTAGAACAACAAGTTATGAAAGAAGCAAAAATGTTTAAAGTTCGTAATGCAGACCAATCATCAATGGAGCCAGGAGAAATATTTAAATCTGAGGTAGTGTTTCAAGACCCAATTGCTATGAAAATTTTAAGTTTATTAAAAAGATGTAAGTTGGATGTAGAAGGCACTAATACAGATGCATCTGCAATTTCTTTAGGTGGTTTTTCAATTCTCAAAAAAGTTTGGGATAAAATTGATGCAAGACATTTTGAAGATTCTTCTAATATGATTCGTCAAGCATTTCCTAATGATAAAACAATATCAGTTATTTTATTGTGTGGACTAGCAAAACTGTTACAAACAAATGATAATGATGACTCTGTTACTACAGCATCTATTTCTTCATTAACTGATGTATTTATAGAAACTGTTAAAAGTGATATTGACATTAGGCAAAAATCATTTACAAAACCAAGATTGCATGGTAAGGCTATAGAGTCTACTGCTCGAAATTTACTGAGAATGGGTTTATCAGAATGTTATAATGATAATGGAAAAGAAGTAAATTCAATGATTTCATATATGGGAATTGATGAAGATGGATTTGATGAATAATTTAGAGGAATTTTTTGGATGAGATATAAAAGATATAATTTACAAGATGTGTATGATGGTGAGGCAAAAAACAAGTTTAATGTCATCTCTACCTTTGCAGGTGGGGGTGGCAGTTCCACTGGTTATCGTTTGGCTGGTGGTAAGATACTTTG